CTTTTGCTCCATTTCAACAATCTTCTCCTTGGTGGTTTCGATAGCTTTGATGGCACGGGCGTATGCGGGGGACTTCTCACGCTTTACCGTAAGAACGTACTCCAACGCCTCATCCGCATCAAAGCCGTAGTTGTCGGCGAGAACGGTTACGATATTCTGAATCTGCTCCATTTGGAAGGCTCAGAGTATTGTATGTTATTAGGGGGGTAAGATGTCTATCTGTCGGAACTTAAATCCGTTTTCGGGATTTTCAGAAAGTAGGCGTGCCTACGAACATTTCCTGGACGGCCGGGAGCTCGACGGGCATCTTTACCTCGGACGTCGTAGCAAAGACTATGCCTGCGGTAATGAGTCCACCAAACACAGAAAGCTTGGAGGCATCTTCCCACACGATAGGTTCTGATTTGGAACGGCGTTCAAGTGCGTAAACAATGAACGTAACTAGCGCAACTGCTATTGACGATATTAACAGCAGCATCTTTGATTGAAATTCCGTTAAATCTTTATAGTTTTAGAACGAGCTCGGACTCTACCTTTCGTTCTATTTCCTTGATGGGGTCTTCTTCTTCTATCGTTTCAACGTCAATAGTTGCGACGTCATCGCTGAGTACAATGGGAGCCTGCTTCTCATCCTCTTCCTCCTCTTCTTCATCGCTGTCCTCGTCAAATACCACACGACGGGGCTTTTCTTCTTCCACAGGCGTCTCCTCCTGACTTTGAGCAAACTGCTTAGCAATTGACTGCCACGGCAGAAAAGCTCGGATAACATGTTCAAGCGATTCGTTAATCAGGGAATCAATCTCCTTGCGATTTCGTGCCTGCTGTTCGCTGCTGACTCCGATGGTCTTGAACAGATACGCCACTTGCCACAGCTGACGAGCAGAGTAAATATAGAATTCGTGAACAAACTTTTCTACCGACGGGCGCTCAAAATCAACATTCACGTGCGAAGATGCGCCCTTGTAATGGAGAGACGCAAAAGACTTCATGTAGGAAATAAATACTCCCATCAGCAGGTCATCAAGATACGTACACTTGGTCGTCTTTACAATGCGCTCAACTTCGGTAGTCAGGGTAGCACCCGTCCATTCGGGAATCTTGGTCAGCATATTTTGGAACGTACGCAATACCTGGTCGGGCTGCTCGTTTCGCTTACACAGGTCGCTGGCGTTTGCATAAATAGACCAAAACCCTTCGGAAATCGGTGGAATTAGTAGGCCACCCAGGTGCTCGCGTAACTGGGTTTTCGCAAATTCTGTATCACTCATTTACTCACCGTGTATTCATTATTAATTGACATTTGACGCATTCAGAATATCACTACATCAAATACAGTGGTAGACGGTAGCGTCGCACCGTACAGAGCCGTCAGTTTCTGTACCTCCTTACGGGGCACGGCAGTATCCTTACAGTAGCGTGTTATTGCCTTGTAAAGTTCAAATCCATGATACCTTTCGTGCTCTGGGTCTTTCTTTCCGAACATGACTGATGTGCCGTCATCAAGAGTCATCCATCGCTTGAGCGTAGTAAAAATAGGATTATTATCATACTCTGTTTCATCCGGACCGTTCGGAAACAAATCCCAAAACATAGAGGTTGCCAGACGAACTAGGTCAAACGAAGGATTCGGCTTTATTGTTTCCACCTTCGGAACGTGGAATGGTTCAAGATTATACTGTCCACCGGCTTCTTCGTTCGGGGAAAAATGGTCACTCACAAATGTCTTGGCGTGCTTCATTCCTGCTACCCGCACACTGCCAATTCCCCTCTCGAAATCTATGATTTTAATCAGGTATCCGTAAGTCGGAACTTTATAGGACTGCCCATCAAACTTATATAGCAGGTGCTGTTTATCGGTTTTAGTATACATGATATTATTGGAATGTAGGTCGTTGTGTACGAATCCAAATGTCCGCTGGGCAAATGTAAGAGCAAATAGAACCTGCGTAAGCCAAGCCATGTGCTCAGGGGTAGAAGTGTGCTTACACATTAATTCATAAAGAGTCCCTTCGCATTTTTCCATAACCGTCAACTGAACCGGAACGTTTGATAATGTTGCCCAAGCAAACGGCTCATAATCTTCGGTAAATTCAGAGCCCTCGTCTTCCGTTGAACACTTACAGGATTCAATTTCAAACATGTAAGAAGTTGAAACGGTCGAGCAATCCGAACTATCATCGTCTTCGATATCGTCACTGCTGTGAAACACTGGGTCCATATCGGGAACTATTTCAGTTGTTGAAGCAATACCTTCCATTTCGGGGATTTCACCAAGTGTCGTATCTTCATCCATCCGAACTTCCAATCTTGCGCGACGGGTGTGCTGAAATGCCTGATTTTCAACTGAATCTGCCAGTTTCAACTCAAAGTAAGAACCAACGTTATGCGAGAACCAAGATTTTTCTGAAAGGTCTTCGTAATCATCAGAAATATCAATCGTATGCTTTTTTGCGACACCAGTATACAGTCCGTAAACTTCGGGGAAATGAATACACTTTGAAAGTGAAAATAAGGCAGAGAACAGGCTCCCAACATAAGCTGCGTTATGCGATAGTTGAACCTTATCGTAAGCTGATTGCGTATTTTCCTTGGTAGAAGGAAGCCCGAATGAAGTACCGTAATCCCCTCGCATCCACTTTATTGCGGTAACAATCATAGACTGTTTGATGTGAATATTACACGTTCGTCCGCTGGCGGTTGTTACAGAATCTTTGGAATTAATCGTTTGAATCGGGTCATCCAGTTTCAACCCGTGGTCTCGGACATTTTCTATATTTTCGACTTTGAACATCGTTTCCAATGAAGGAAAGAATGGTTGAGCATGTTCAACATTCCAGTGCTCTGCTATACTCTGCTTCAAATCCTTCTGCTTGGAAACCTGAACTGGAAGAGAAACTGTTTTCAATTCACTCTGATTTTTCTTCTTTACCATTCCCTTATACCCCGTGTATAAACCAAAAGTAAAAACTTCACGCATAGTCAGTAAGGGGATGAATTTCCAGTTGAAAAAATTTGATATGAGCATGATTCGTGATAGATGCGAAATTGATTCACGAAAGTCACCTATGATTGTAATTATCGGCAAAAAGGATACCGGAAAATCTTTCTTGGTTCGTGATATTCTTGCTAACACGGAGTCTTGTTTCCCAATCGGGACGGTTATTTCGGGAACGGAAGTCGCCAATGAGTTCTTTCAAAATATGGTACCTTCAAAACTCATTCATGATAAATATCGCCCCGAAATTGTTATGAATGTAATCAAGAGGCAACTGGGGGTCAAGACTGCTCGCAATAACGATAAAAAAGCACGAGGTGGGAATTCCACTGTAGACCCCCGTGCTTTTCTAATTTTGGATGATTGCTTGTATGATGCGACGTGGATTAAAGAAGAATCAACTCGCTACGTTTTTATGAACGGTCGTCACGTTGACTTGTCTACCATGATTACTATGCAGTACCCTCTCGGTATTACCCCAAATTTGAGAACCAACGTTGATTTCGTATTCATTCTGCGGGAGAACACGATAGGTAATCGCAGACGTATTTATGAAAACTATGCCGGTATGTTTCCCACGTTTGAACTATTCTGTCAGTTCATGGACCAGTGTACCGAAAATTACGAGTGCCTAGTAATTTGTAACAGTAGTCAATCTAATAAATTGGAAGACCAGGTGTTTTGGTACAAGGCATCCGACCATCCTCCGTTTCGACTGTGCGATGATTCGCTTTGGTCCGATAACAAACCATTCTCAAGCTCTATGCTGGCTCAGGACGAGTATAACCCTGATACGCTGAAGAAGAAGAATTCAGGACCTTGGGTTCATGTAAAAAAGACACACTAATGTATAATGGCCTACGATACAATAGTGATTCCGAAAGGAACCGTGTTGTTTCGAGGTATACATACAACTGACACCCTAACAGCAGATTTCGCCGGGATGTTGGTGGATGGAAAGTTTTGCCTTCACGAAAACTATAATGTATTTTTTTACCCGTTCCCATTTGTAGCAAGCAGCGTCGGGCGATATGCGTATACGGCTATATACGTCACGATGCGTGATTTGAAGCTAGTCAATCTGATTCTACCATCTAAGTTCAGTCGTGAAGATAGAAAAAATGAAACTGGTGGTATAGTGAGCTGTGAGAAGACACCAGTTCGATGCGGCGTTACTGGACGTGATTTTGACCCATGCGTTGATTATACGAAACTACCGAAGGATATTTCTGGTATGCTTGCTATTGCACAAATGGACGCTCGCAGTTTAAACCTTGAAAAGGCAGTATTTCGTAACTGGGCAAATAAGTATTTCGCAACTTACAAAGATTCGCGAAATATCGTAGGTGTTCCGGAGATTATTTTACATCCGCGGATAGATAAGACACCACAAACCGAGACAATACCGGATTTTAAACCATGGTATCGTGTAAATAAAAGCAGATTTAATTACATCTATCTACATGTAATGTGGTCTGAACCTAAAGGCCTTCAGGCATTAATGGATGACTTCATGTCCGAGGATGGACTAGATTTGGGAGACGATGAACCGTACCATCTAAAAGTGAATAAGAAAACGGGATTCTTTCAAATAGAAGAATTTTCAAATAATCACTCAGAACTATTATCACCAAGTTCTTCTCTGCAACCGACCGCTGATATGGTATTGAAGCAAAAAAACATATACAAAGTGCTATCTGATAAATACCCAAAGACAGATACAGTTCCTTCAGTAGTAACCCGCTATTTCTTTGCAAGAGACCATGTAGCTTTTGGTGGACCCGGCCACGATTGGCTTACGAAATTTATTGATAAACCTATGTCGCAAAGGGTAGTAAGCATTCCTCCACGAAAAGATACCGAACGTTCAATCTATCATATAGATAATAAGCAATATGTATTTACACTAACTCCTATCGGTAGAGAGATTCTTGAAAGGTCTGCCAAGGCAGGAGACCATTCAGTCTTATCGGAACAAGGAGTGACAGGACATCCACTAAACGCTCAAATATCTGCTTACGAACTGATAGGTGCTGAAAATTATTATGGCATACCTAAGGTATCAAATACACCGGCAAGGCACATAAACGGTCTTATGCAATACTACGCCCAAAAGAAGGGCTTACTTGGTGCGTCTCGTCGCAGAACACGTCGCATAAAAACACATTAGTGTATAATAATGGCGGACGGCGTGTTTCAATCGGAAAAGATATATCCTGCGAATGCTAATAATCCTACACACTTTGAGGTAGATTTCACGTTGACGGATCGCGCCGTGCAAATACTTATGAACCCTCGCGAGCGAGGAGTGACCTTTGAAGTAGCACGTATTGTCGTGGATAAATTGAATAAAATTGTATCTGTCTCGGAAAGACTTAAGGCAAAAAATCCATGGGGGCATATGACTCCTGATATTCTTGGCGTATTTGACGTTACCGATCCGATGGACTATAGTATGTCTGGAAATACATTTGGTGGTATCAATAATGCTTGGTGTGATGTAAAATTCATTCCACCTAATATAGTGAAACTTACAACTTCCGATAGCATCAATTTGGGAAGAGAGAAACCAACGCCAGAAATATCTGATTTAACTATAACTTTATTTAAGAAGAGTATTATTGAAGCGGTAAACGAAATAGAGCAACTTACTCCAGAGGCTTTGAAATTGCAAGTGAAGACTATTCCTTCACCGTATGATTATGAGACTATTATAATTCCGAAAGGAACTTTATTTTTCAGATCTATCCGCACGGCAGATGAATTTACGCACATCTTTTTAGGAACTAATACAAAGAGAAAACCAAATGATTTCTGTATGAGCATGAATCATCGCTCATATTTTTATCCATACCCATTCGTATCTGATGTAGTTAGTAAATACTATGAATACGTAGTAATGTTTGTTACGACGCGCGATATGAAATTAATCAATCAGATGAATTCTAAAAACTCTTATTGGAAGCCAGGAAAGTCAGTTATAAGAATCGATAAACTTCCTGGATGTCATTACAAAAATCCCGATGAGAATGCTGATAATTACGAACCAGCGATTAACTACGATATCGTTTCGAGTGATGTAAATGGAATTGTAGGAATACACGGTCAGGATGGTGAGACTTTACTAGAACAGAAATCTAAATTCCTTCCATATTTTAACAAGTATTTTACCACTTTCACGGATTCTGCAGGAAAGATAGGTCTTCCTGAACTGGTATTAAACCCCCGTCAATTTCCACCTATAAAGCAACCCACTAATATTGTAGAGACAATATATAAGCGTTTAGAATATATGGAAATACACGGTCCAGACGTGTTAGCAACGATTGAGATAAAGGAAAAAGTAGATGATTTTAAACCATGGTATACGCAAAACAAATCAAAGTTGAATTTTATCTACCTACATGTTATGAAGAATGATCCTCCGGCAATACAGAATATGATGGATGACTTCTTAAGCAAAGGTGGTTTAGATTTGGGAGATGACGAACCTTACCATCTGAAAATGAACAAGAAAAATGGTCTGTTTCAGATTGTTGAGTTTTCAAATAATCATGCTGACTTAATATATCCCGATTTTTCAGTTCAGACAACTGAGTTCATACGAAAGGATATATACCCACTATCAACGACGGGAGCGTCTCGCCCGCTTCGTCGTACGACGCTTCGTCGAAGACTTCTTAAATCGCGCTGAACCTTTCACGGTTTGAAGCGCCAAATCGTTTAGCTCGGCAACAATTTGAGGTGTGAGTGGAGCATCGGATACCGGAATCATTTAATGTATACGTTCTAAATTAGTGCTTGCGAGTTTTCTTGCGTCCCTTACGGGACTTCTTGGAACCCTTGCGAGTCTTACGGCGGCGACGACCGCGCGCTGCCATATCCATTTCTACATCCATCGCAGCAGGACCCTCCTCACTCGCCTTCATGTTACCGAACATAGCCGCTAGGTCGGTGTTGACTTCTTTGCCGATTGTACGCGACTTCTTGCGATTGTCTGCCTGAACGGCAGACTTTGCGAGTTCCTGCTGGTATTCAGCACCCTGTTCGGTAGCCTTGCGTTTACGCGACTCCCGTTCCGCCATTTATTAGTTGCTCCGATTTTATAGCTCACGAGGGGGTCCGCCTTCTGCTGGGTGAACGGGCGTATCCAGAATCTGCTGGAGTTCCGCAGTCGGCGCATCCTCCAGCGCAGCCATCTTCCGGCGCGTCTCATTCTCCTCACGCTGCTTCTTAATCTTCTCGGTTTTCTCATCCTCAAAGAAGATTTCCTTGTTAACTTCGTTCTCCTTGTACTTACGCATGAGCTCATTCAGCTCCTTCTCGGCATACTCAACCTGCTCCATGCGGTGCTCCGAAGGGTCCCACGGCAGCCAAGCACCGACCTTACCCAGGAACAGATTGTCACGGGGGTAACGGCGCTGTAGAACCTTCGCGTGAGTTTGAGCCTCCTGTAAATCCGCAAATACACGACGTACCTTTACACCTCGCGTATTCGTCTGGAAATCAGTCTTCTCCGAAAACTCATTCTCAATCTCCTTCTCCTTCTTCAGCAGGAACACCTGATACTGCTCATGGATGTCGGTCTTCATGATGTCCTCATTGTGAATCTTCGTGAACGCCTGTAGGTCCTGGAACATATCCTCAACCTTCAGGTTGTACTTCTGGGCCAGGTAAGAATTATACTTCTCCATACCCTTAATCTTCCAATCGTACTCCAGCCACTCGACAAACTTCTCAGTGAAAAACTCACTCTTCTGTTTAATAACCTTCTCGGGCGACAGGAACGAAATGATACAATAGCGCTGCGTAGGAACCTCGGGGTCCTCATCCAAATAATCAATGGGTCCGTTCTCGTCCATCTTTGGTAGCTCTTCGCGACGAATAGGCATTTGTTTATACAAGACAGTCTATATGAAAATACCTACTTGAACGAACTATTGAAATTCGGGGTTCCAGTGAGTGATAGTTCCTGCCTCCAAAATTTTGGCAAGATACTCGTCCTCTTCTTCATTCTTCTTATACGTCAACTCACGCGCATCACCGAAATCAATAATCCATACGCGTCCGCCTTTTTGAATAAAGTTACGAGGCCAAACATCCAAATACTCAATACCACATACGTGATACAACATATACAAACTTGACCACATCGCACTCAGAATATTCGGAGGGATGTCGTCAATATTTTGACCGTGCTCGTCATCCACGGTCATCTCATCTACATACTCCATTTCAATAAAGGTCTTGTTGTCTGTCGCAATAACCTTGGGACTGAGTCCGTACTTCGCAGCGACCTTTTGAAGGGCTGCCTCACGCTTCACATAGTTTGGAGGCGTCCCCTTGGGGAACTCTTTTCGGTATACTTTGGGTGGCATGTTGGGGTGCCGACAATCACATCATCTAAATGAATCCGTTTTTGGACTTTAAAATGACCATCGGATACGTGAGGCAAAGATATAGCTTGACTTGAGGTGTTTGTTAATATCTTCAAGCGTAGAGCACATAGCAAGCAGGTGTAGTAGTATAGGGTTGTGTGCGGAAAAATATATCGGAGAAGAAGTGTCTATTTGTATTTCACGTACATAGCCCGAGCTTTCTGGAGAGCGGTCGCTCAGTTCTATTCTACAGTCGGTTCCTTCGGTTAGTGGACGCGTGTCGTCGCCAAGCTGAACATCAACGCCCGCTTCCAAGTGTGCCATTATGGTTGCGATGTTGCTCGCCATCGGTAGCTTGGCTAATCCACTCGTAACGCTAACCTGAACGTTGGACGAGTCCTGAAAGTTCTTCTCTGCGATAGGATTGAATTCCCCGTATTTATCTGCGAACGACACCACTTTGTATAGTGGCTCTTTAGAGTGATGGTGTACTGCCCTGCGCATGTATTGTAAGTATGGCCCAAAAGTGGACACCATTCGTTCTGTGGGGAAAAATATGTATTCATAGAACACTCCACCATACGTATCGCACTTCTTAGGGTCCTCAATTGCCTCATCGTATCCTACGGGGGTGCGGCTGGTGTTGGTTCCGGCAGTCGCAGTATCCTCGGATGTCAGGCACGCTGGATGTTCTATGATAGTATCGCATGGGTCAGCATATCCGTGCATAACCGAACGTCGCTTCTCGTACATATCCGTCAACCACAAATACTCAATTGGTAGCGGAAGAATACTCGCACGATGCGTCCAGTTCTTCTGCGTGATAAGCATGGAAAGAACTCGGTCGTCTGCCTTTTTGTCGTGAATAGGGTTAGAGGCCTCTCTAATCCATTCATCTAGAATCATGTAAGATTTCGGTGAATTTGCGAAATACATCGTTCCTCCCGAAGTTTCGAATGAATATGGGTCAAAACATAAACTGGTTAAAAACACCTCCGATGAACGAGGGTCCATGTTCCAACCGCGAGCCATGAAATCAACATTTTCTATATCAAATAAAT